TTCTTTGACCAACCGCTTAGTCCGGCCCTCTTAGTGCCGATTAGCGGGCAGGTGGTGACGCTTGCCGGTAGCACGCTGGGTCAAAGCAGCACAAGTGCGACGAGCAAAGTTTTGCGAGAATTGATTAGTTCCGCGCTGACTGCCAGCATCACGGCCGCGACATTGAAAGCAGTGCGCGGATTGGGCGGCTCGCTTGATGCAAGCAGCTCCGTTGCTGCCACAGCCAAGGCGATCCGGAAAATTGCGGGTGAATCCGCGGGCTTATCTACAACGTCCGCCTTAATCAAGCTGGTCCGTGAAGTGGTTGGCTCGAGCGCCACGACAACGCAGCTTGCCGCCGCGCTGAAAGCCGAACGCACGATTGCAGCCAGTATCGGCGCGTTGTCATCGACCGCTGCGGCGGTGCAGCTTGCTATCGCATTGGCCGGTAGCTTAGCAGCAAACGGCGACACAGCGGGCACAGTCAAGCTGTTACGCCAAATTATCGGGCAGCTCGAGGCGAATTCGAACGTTATAGGCGAACTGACGGAGGTCACCGGCTTTCAACCGGCCTGGGCAGATCAAACGAATATCTTCTTAGGAGCAGATTGATGACGTGGCCAAGAAATGCACCGACGAATATCCCATTCGCATTGATAAGTCGGACCACTGGGCAAGCTGTGACCGGCGCTTCCGTCACGGCGAAACGCTGTCTGGATGGCGGCGATCAAGAAGCGGCAACGGGTACCGTAACGGAAAAAGGCAATGGTCAATACAACTTCGCGCCGACAGCGGCCGATATGAATGCAAGTGTAGTCGGGTTTTTGATGCTGGCGGATGGTTGCATCCCCAGAGAAATCACAATCAAGACGGGCGAGCTCCAAGCGGGCCAGGGCGCTATCCGCGTCGACCATAATCATGGCGGCGCGGATAATCTCGCCTACAAGACAGCAGGCAACATCGGAATCGATAATGCGACGGTCTATGCGTATCTGAAAACCGATTACGATGCTGGCAACACGGCAATCGCATACGTCAAGGCCAAGACTACTACAGATGTCAACGGCAGGTGGGCGACACCGATGATGTTAGATGCAGGCACCTACATACTGTATTACTTTAAGCAGAACGCATACGGTCCGGATACCCAACAAATCACAGTAAGCTAAAGGTCGAATATGGCAGTAACCGGCACACCCGTTAGCATTGCAAGCGCACCGGTCAGCTTGGATGAGGCGAAAAAGCATCTGCGCGTGACTCAGACGGACGAAGATACGCTGATTGAGACTCTTATTCTTGTTGCGACCGCGCACGCCGAGCAGCGTCAGGGCCGCACGTACATGCAGACGCAAAAGGTGCTGCAATTGGACGAATTCCCGACGGTCATCGAACCGCCGGGTCCGCCGCTTCTCAGTGTGCAATCGATTCAGTACATCGACATCGATGGTCAAACGCAGACGGTCGACGCCGCGGATTATCAGGTCGATACATACAACGCACCCGGGCGCATCAAACCGGCGTATGAGAAGTCCTGGCCAGCAACACGGAGCGTGTTGAACGCGGTGACGGTCAATTACACCGCGGGTTACGGCGAGGCCTCGGCAGTACCGGTGGAATGCAAGCAGGCGATTCTGCTCTTGGTTGGGCATCTATTCGAACATCGCGAATCGGTCAGCGAACTGAAGCTGCAGGAGGTTCCGCAGGCCGTGGCCGCGCTGTTGGGACCAAAGAAAGTATATACGCTTTAGTATATTACTTTAAGGTACAGGTCACTTTATGGATGCGGGCAAGCTCCGACACAAAATTCAGTTGCAAACTGCATCCAGCGTCCGCTCGAGATCCGGGTCGAAACGCAAAAGTTATACGGTCTATGCAACCATCTGGGCGGCAATCGAGCCATTGAGCGGCCGCGAACTGGAACAGGCACACATATTGAATCGGGAACTGACCCACAAGGTGACGATCCGCTACCGTTCCGGCGTCGAAGCCGCGCATCGGGTCAAATTTGGCGCGCGTATCTTCGACGTCAATGCGAGCCGAAATTTATTTGAGCAAAACCGTTGGCTCGAATTGCTGTGTAAGGAGCTACTGACATAATGCAGATGACATTAGAAGGCGGCAAGGAATTGGAACGCAAACTAACCAGTCTGGAGCGCAAGGTCGCCAAGAAGATTGTGCGACAGGCCGTGCGCGCCGGCTTGCGGCCGACACTGGCGGCGGCTAAGGACAATGCCCGCTCCAATATCGGCGGCAAGATGGGCGCGCTGATTGCGCGACACACCGTGCTGCGAGCGCGGAAGAAACAACGACGCGGTTCGTACAGCATGGCAGTCCGAACAAAAAGTGAATCTGAGGGGGCGCCAGCAGAATTTCTTGGCGAGACGAAAGAAGGGGCACGGTATTATATACCAGCAGCGCTGGAATTCGGTCATCGCACGCCATTCGGCCCGCAAGGTCACAAGGTAGGCGCGCGGCCGTTCATGCGTCCGGCGGCGGATACCACCCGCGAGCAAAGCATTCGCTTGGTGAGCGAGACACTGCGAGCTGGTATTCTACAGGCCGCCAAAGGCTAACGGCATGACACTGGAAGAGGCAATCCGTGGGGTTCTGATAGCAAGCGGCGCCGTTGGTGTTCGCATAGAGCAGCGAATCAATCCGGTCGGTGAAGCAGTGGATCGCGAGCTGCCCGCTATCGTCTACGAGCGTATCAGTGGGCCACACGACTACACCAGCGACGGGGATGCAGGTCACTACGTTGTCCGGTTACAGTTAACCTGTTTGGCAGACAATTACGATGACGCAGTCGGGCTCGCGCTGATGGTCAAAACGGTCCTGACTAGTTATGTCGGCCAGGTGGAGAATATTACGATTCAGCACATCGCTATCGACAACGAGTTGGATTTGCCTATCGGCAGGGCCGACAACGAGCAATCGATGGCATTTGGCCGGGTGCTGGACATTATCGTCTGGCACACCTAATCAACGGTACAGATTGATTCACGAAAGGAGCAATTATGGGTGATATTATTGGCCACGGCGTGACACTGGCTGGCGGCACAACGGGAACGGTCGGCAAAATTCTCAGCATCGGCATACCCGGACGCACGGCGGATATGATCGACGTGACGGCCGCCGATTCTGCGGACAAAACGTGTGAGTATCTCGTTGGTCTGATTGACGAGGGCGAAATCACCGTCGAAGTCAAATATGACGGGAGCAATTCAGGAATTGCGCAGAAGCTCAACACGGCTTTTCAGGGCCGCGCTGCCGAGAGTTGGACAATCACCTTGCCCGATAGCAGCACGTTTGTGGGCAGTGGGGCTATCAGCAATCTTGGCACGCCGATCCCGATCCGTGACAAAGTCACGCAAACGATAACTATCAAACTCAGCGGCAAACTCACCTACACGCCTGCAAGCTAAATCATCGCAAGTAGTAGCTTGCATCATGCAAACTAACAGATAGGAGAAATTCCACGTGGGCATTTTGAGTAAAGAGCAGATACTCCAGGCAGACGATCTACGGCGAGAAGCGGTTGTTGTACCAGATTGGGACGGTAGCGTCTTTGTCCAGACAATGACCGGTATCGACCGTGATGCGTTTGAACTGAGTCTGACGAAAGACGGCAAAGCGAGCATCGAAAATATGCGGGCGAAACTCTGTGCGCGCACTATTGTCGACGAAAATGGCAACCGACTGTTTACCGAAGATGACGTCGAGGCCTTGGGCAAGAAATCGGGGACCGCGTTGGACCGTATCTTCGAAGTCGCACAGCGATTGAACGGAATCGGTGCCGACGCGATGGAGAAGCTCGCAAAAAACTCCGAACCAACCCCTGGCGACGATTTCTGCACATCTTAGCACTCGCCTGGGGTTGCTCGTTGCACGAAGTGTTGGCGCGCACTGATTCACATGAGCTGTCGGAGTGGCTGGCATTCTATTCGATTCACCCCTGGGGCGAAGAACGCGCCGATCTGCGCCAAGCGGTCACATCCACGGTCGTAGCGAATAGCCTGCGTGGCAAGAATGTCAGGCCCTATAAAATTGAGGATTTTCTGCCGGTGCCTTCAGCTAAGCCCGAACAGACAGCGGACGAAATGAAAGCGCTATTGATGCAGCTCTGCCCGATTGAGGAACCATAAATGGCAACGGTCCAGACCTTAGCGGTCAATTTGATTGCCCGTACGAGCGCATTCGAACGGCAGATGCGAAACAGTACGCGCACGATTCACACGTTCGGCAACAAGGTGACAGGGATCAGCCGGACGTTGACGCACTTTACGCGCGGCATTCTGCTCGCGGCTGGTGTCGGTGGGCTGGGCTACATGCTGAAGCGCACGATGGATACGATTGATGCAACTGCCAAGCTGGCCGACCGGATCGGCATGACAACGGAGAGCCTCACGGCCCTGCAACATGCCGCCAAGATTACCGGCATGGAGGCGGAATCGATGAACAAGGCGATGGAGATGTTCGTCCGCCGCATGGGTGAGGTCAAGATGGGTACCGGCGAAGCCAAGCGGGCGCTGGAGACGTTGAAATTGTCGGCTGAAGCGCTGGCAAGCATGGCACCGATCGAGGCGCTAAAGCTCATCGCAGACCGAGTCAATCAATTGGAGACGGCCGCGGAAAAAGCGGCGGTTGCGTATTATCTCTTTGGGCGCCAGGGAGTCGCAATGCTCAATTTGCTGGCAGAAGGTAGCGAGGGAATTGAAGCATTCCGTGAAGAAACAGAGAAGCTCGGGCTGATGTTCAGTCGATGGGATGCGACCAAGGTGGAAGCGGCCAACGATGCACTCACGCGAATGCGTGACCTTTTCAGTGGTATCTTCCAGCGCGTCGCCATCGAGCTAGCACCGTACATTGAATTGTTCGCTACGAAGGTCGTCAAATGGGGCACCGCGGGCGAAGGCATGGGCGCCAAGGTCACCAAGGCGTTCGAATTGATGGCGCTGGGTGCTATCAAGGTGAGTCACGCCGTTGACAACCTTGTGGCTGACTTGCAAAATTCGCAGGCGGCGCTAATCGACTTGCAGACATCGGCCTGGCAGTTGCTGGACATTATGAC